TGACATACTTGATTCCTCCTACTTATATTTAACGCTTTGCCAAAACATCATAAGAATTATTCGACTCACTACCAGAAGTAGATAAGATTAATCCTTCTGACATTTTTGTAACCTCTGCATTGGTTCCACTACTAGTTTCTTCTCCACCAGATGATCCTTTTTGAGAGACTACGTAAGTTGTAGTTCCTCCACCTGCTTCATCATAAGATGGGTAAGTTTCAAGACCTTCCGATGATACATTGTTATTAATTATCGAAAGAACTTCATCAGCTTTCTTATTTGTTACCTCATCTGTTTCCGTATATCCCATCTTCTCAGTTCCTTCCTTACCATAGATGCTTCCAAAAGATCCTTTTTCTTTAAACGCCAATCCAAGAGTAAAGAAATTCACAGTCTCTCTAAATTGTTCTCGGATTCTTGCATCAAACTTGGCAAGATTTTCTCTTTGCTTTGCTTTACCTGCTTCATCAAGGAAAGGATATCGAACCAACTCTATTAGATATCTAAATGGTGCTCCAATAATATCTAACAATACACCTAGATTTCCTAGACCCAAATTAAGTGTTTGCATAATCTTGAAGATTCCAAAATCAATCAACCTTCTTGGATCAAGTCTATTCTTTTTTTTATATGATTTACGCCAATAATCTACAAACCCATCACCCATTTTTGTAAGTTGAAATGCACCTTCTCCAAGACCTGAGGCAAGTAAACCAACACCAGCAACAATTCCTGCGGCTGCACCTGCTCCTACACCTCCTGCTGTTGCTGCTGTACTAGTACCAGTTGTAGTCGCTGCTGCTGTGGTAGCAGCAGTCGTAGTGCCACCCGCAACAGTAGAGGCAACCACACTCTTCCCCAATATACTTGCTGCTACTTTCTTTCCAAACATCTTAATTAATAATCTAGGAACTGCTCTTGCCAATCCTCTTTTAAAAATACTCAGAAAACCCTTACCCCAATTAACCAAACTACTACCAAACTCATTACTAAATGCTATCATTGCCAAAGTGAGACCTATGGTAAGATTCATTACCTTATTCAATGCACCACTAATTCCATCAAATACTTTTAATCCCGACTCACCAAACAAATTACCCACATTATTTCTCAATCCATCATACATGTTATAACTAAAATCAATAAAACTCACCAAAGCATTAAAAAGTTTTCCACCCCAGTCTACAATAAACTTTCCAACTGCTGCTATTGTTTGAGCAATCTTTTCAAACAACGGAATATTATCAAGTAAAGAGAGAGCAAGTTTACCTAACAATAAGGTAACAAAAAAGTTTATGATGTTTCCAAATATACTTTTTGCCTTTGTGGGTATAAGTCTGCCAAGTCCGAACTTACTATTATTCTTTTTAGTAGCACTCTCTAATTCTTTTTCTTGTTTCTTTGTTCCTTTCTTTCCTTCTTTCTTTCGTCTTTCACTTTCTCTTATCTTATCTAATGCAAAAGATCCTCTAAGTAATGTATCAACATCCACCAGTGTGGTTTTAACTCTGAAAGCAGTACCTACTAAGTCTTCCTTTCCTGTGGGGGAAGTTGCCTTACTGATACCTTTTGCAGAACCCATAGTAGGTACTAATGGAGTAGTAGGTTCAACAGTTGTTGCTTTTACATCAATCGTTTGTTCAGACGCAGGAACATCAGGTGCATCCTTTCCACCCTTTCTTTTGAACATATTTTTTGCCATCTTCGCACCACTTGCTGCCTTACCAGCACCCATTATTCCTTTTGCTACGAGTCCTAATGCCATATCAGAACAATACTATTTGTAAGGTGACCATTTTGAGAGGATCCCTTATCGGAGCCACATCAAAAGAAGGTATTTCATTACCCCCACTTGCTGGTGCAGTCTTTTGTTGCTGATTCTTGTTTACTTCCTGTTGATATGCAACAACAGTATTCTTTGGAGTCCTAGATTTTACCTCATACTTACTCGAATTAACCATCGCATTAACATCACTACTTATTGGTCCTAATATACCACTACTACCCGATTTTGATTTTGTAGATGGTTTAATATCTGGTTTCTTATATCCCTCCATATTAACCATATCTTTAACCGCACCCACACCAAGACCAGAACTAATAGATGTGTTCTCTGCTTTTGCTTTTGAACCTCCATCAAATAATTTCATATTAATAAGATCTTCAATTGACATATTCATTTCTTTTGATCCACCCCGCATTAAAAAAGTATTTGTTCTTCTTGTTCTTTTACGTCCAAACAAACCTGACCTTTTCTCAGGAAATAATACTTTGACCTCACGCATCGTACCATAATTATTATCATCAACAAATCCACCTTTCTCAATTAATTTTTCATAGGAATCAATCTTTCCTCCACCAAAAGCATGTACTTTCCCATCTTTGTATTTGGGTTTATTATCTCCACCAGCAGCAGCGTTCATAGAAGCAAGTAAATTAGAACCATACTGTTGAACTGCTCCTTTACTCATCACAAACTCACCAGGAGTTAACATTGCAGGAACTGTATCAGTATTTCCAGAACCAGGAACTTGTCCACCTTTATTAAATCTACTAAACCCACCACCTAAGGGATCATTCATCCCTGTTTGAAGCATATTATTATTACTTCTCAAATTAGTATCAGTCATTCTATTACTATCACCAGTAACCACTGACTGACTGGTTGTTGCTGCCTCACCAGAATCCATTCCCTCACTTATAAGTTTTTCTGTTGACTGGTTTTGTGCTGCTGCTAAGTTCTCTGCCTCTTTATCCTTATTCAACATCTTACCTATACCGTAAGTTGCTAATACACCACCACCAAGAATAAGACCACCTTTGAGTATTCCTGCACCAGGAATCATCTTCAACAACTTACCCAATTTTAACTTAGCAAGTGCTGCTAATAATTTAGGAACTAATGCTACAAGTTTTACAGTAAACCCTGCCACAAGTTTTACTAGTCCCACAGCTAGACTAGTAAATCCCGTTCCAAATAATAATACTGCTGCCGTTAAAGCTGGCCACCAATCTTTAATGAATCTAACAAAACTTGCTATCTTTCCTTGATTAGCAGGATTACTAAACCAATCTAAGAAATTCAGTAAAAATTTTCCAAACAATAAAGTCTTTATAAAATTAAAAATTTTCTCAAACAAACCCATGACAGGTTGAACAAATTTATTTCCTATCTTTGCAAGCACACCTGGTTTACTTTCTAATCCTTTCTCTTGTTTATCTCTATCTGCTTTCTCACCAGCAATCCGCATCTTTTCAGCAGCATCTTCATCAAAATCTTGTTGCCTAATTAAAGTATTTCTAATTGAATCAGTAGTAGCAGCAATTGCTTGAAGAGATTCTAACAAAGGACTATTAACTTTCTCTTGCTGATTATCCTTTCGTAAATTACTTACCTTCTTTAATAAAGTAATCTTCTTTTCATTTACTAAGGTTTTACCACGAGTGTCTCTTAGAATACGTGATAACTTACCTACATTACTTTCTTGTCCAACAACATTTCCTAATGAACTTCCTTTTTTAAATGATGATCCACTTATAGTCGATTTCTTAGCACTAAATCCCCCAAACTTTCCTTCTTCTCTTTGAAAGAAAGAAGATGCATTTATTAATTGTCTGCGAGACTCAGCCATGCGATTGTTGTTTTTGTTTTAATTCTTCTTCTTCAAGATGCTGTCGAAGAAGACCTACGTAGATGTCTCGTTCCCAAGGCATCATGTTTTCAATCTCTGTTAAGCTATATTTATGGTACTGCATCAAGGCAAAATTTAACCTGAAATAAGATTCCAGATTCATATATGCCATGCTTAGGCGAAAAAAGACGCTAATCCCTCAAGCACTACTTCACTTTCAACCTTCGTCTTAGGATTCTTAACTTTAATAGTATGAGATAATTTAGGCATAGTCTCAAAGAACTTTTCAATATCCTTGAACTGAGATGAGTTCATGGATTCAAGAAACTCTTTCACTTCTTTCTTGGTACAATCTGCTGTTGCCCAAACTTCATCTTCACTATAAATTTTATCAATACAACTACCAATAAGATCAAAGGATTGCTCCATTTGATTTGCATCATTAAAATCAAAATTGTTTTTAATAAACTGTTCAAGTGATGGATACTTCATTTCCATCATCAACTTATCATCTAATTTGAGTTGTTTATCGTGTCCTTCACTTTTCTGAACTTTAACTTCATCCAAATCAATAGTGATAGGGACTTCTGTTTTTTCATCATCAGGACAAATAACTTTCACTTCCAACTCTTCACCGACAGACTTACCTCTAATGTTGAGGAACAAGTATTCAATATCAAATGTAGGAAGAGTTTCTACCTTCACACCCTTAGTAAGAACACAACTTTTAAGAACGGATTTAATCGCATTCGTAATTTGTTTAGTATCCTCTGTTTCTAATGCAAGAACTAAAAGTTTTTCTTCCTTGACAAGAAATGGTCTATATCTAACAGTCTGTTCTGTCGATGGTAACTCCAATTCATACGTTGGAGTTGCAATTTTTGGTAAAGGCATAATGTCCTAAGTACAATTCAGTATTATTATTTAGCGAGTATTTATAAACCTCTAAGTAGTCTCCCTGCTATTCCTCCTGCTACATCTCCTGCAAAATCACTTCCCGTTGCATTATCTACAACAGCATTAACTAAGTTAGCAGCCATTCCAGTAAATCCTCCTGCATTAAATTGAGACTGAGTGAAAGGATTAAATACATTCCCAATACTCTTGGATAATGATGGTGACCACTCCCAATTTCCTTGATTGACAACATACCTAATATAAGTCATCGACACATTACATTTTAATATATCAGACCCATCATAAGAGACAGGCATTGCAGTTATTGCTAAGGGATAACTCTTCACAAAGTTATATGTTAATCCAGTATATTTTAAATCTCTTTCAAATTTTCTAACTTGCAATCCTTGTTGAGAAGTATATCCTCTTGGACCATCAGGATATCTCATTCTATAAAAATAATTATTAGTTTTTAAATCCTCAGGAGCAGCCTGCTCACCCACTCCATTAGTAATATACTCAATCCATCTCTCAAAGAATTTGATAGGAGTGTAATCACTTGAATCTACATAGAAAGTGAAGTCCGTTTGCTCCTCAAAGATTCTCCTGTATGCATGTCTCTCAGTAACACCATGAAAATCATTTGTTATTTCAGTCGTTGCCAAAGAAGAACCTGGAAGAGATACTTCTGAGCATAATAAATTTAAATCTCTTTCCCTAATCCCTAACCAACTTGAAAGTCCAGAAGGAATTCCAATCTTTACCTCAAAGAAAGAGGATAATGATGGTTTAAGAAGAGTAGACTTGATTGTTGCTATTGAAGTCTTGGTTCCCATTTATAAATAATTTTTACCTTATATAATATATATGGCTGAAAGTAAGAAAAGTATTTACAAACCTAGATTTCCTAAGAAATATAAGGGTGATATATCTAATATCATATGCCGTAGTAGTTGGGAAAATAAATTTTGTAGTTGGTGTGACCTGAATGAAAATATTATAGAGTGGGGGAGTGAAGAGTTTTGGATACCATATCGTGCTCCTGATGGCAAAACCCGTCGTTACTTTCCAGACTTTATCATCAAGGTGAAAGAAAGCAATGGTCAAATTAAAACCTATGTAATCGAAGTTAAACCTGCCAAACAAACAAGACCACCTAAACCAAGGAAGAAAGTGACTCAATCATATATCTACGAATGTAAAACCTATGCTACTAACCAAGCAAAATGGAAAGCAGCAGATGAATGGTGTAAAGATAAGAGAGTTCAATTTAAAATCATCACAGAAAAAGAATTAGGTATCCATCATGGCAGATAGTTTTGGTTTTAATGCTGCAAAAGAAGCAGAAGATAATCGTGTCAGACAATTTCTTAGTGACATTAACAATAGAACCAATGATGCAGAAGAAATGATGTTAGAAATCATGGAAGCTCTTAATGATACGGTAGAACCCATACCTGAGGTAGGAAAGTTCTATACCTTTGTATATAATGCCAAGACTCCTAACATAACATACGATCAACACCCTCTGATTGCTTGTACAGACCTACAATCGTGGGGATTCCGTGGTCTTAACTTTCATTGGCAGAAATATAGGAATTATACGTGGGAAGAACTAGCAGGACAACTATATGTGGTGCAATATAATGAACTTGATGACCTACTCGCTATACCTTATGCCAAGTTCCTCCTAAATAACTAAAAATAATATTCTAATGACAGCCCAAGCAGGATATTATGGCAGTGATGCCGTAAAAAATAGATTTCTCGCCATCCCATCAGGTAAAGGTAAGAATGAGAAATATTTTATGCAAGTGAAGCAAGACGAACCAAATAAAGGAAGAATGCAGGTATGGAATGAAGAGTTTGGTCAGGATAGGATGGTAGGATTCCTTGATCC